ACAAATCTGATACACATCAATATGTCAAGTGGGTACTACGTCCAATGCTATCTAACAATCCCGAACTTATATACAACAAGGATTGGTTAGAGATGATTGAAGATTCAATCGGCTCTGATAAACTGCTATTCCTTGACGGTTCCAATGGTAAGTTTACTATTGCCAACGAGGATCATGGTGAAACTATGGATAACATGTGGCTATCCAATACATACTCAATCAATCGTGGTATGGGTAGCGATTACGATGTTCAAACTGATACCATATCTAGCAAGCCTAAGAACAAATACATATCATTCAATTCCGCATGGAATCCATACTCATATGATTCAAACACATTTGAATACGACAAAAGTGTAAGTAAAACAAACGCCGAAAAATCTATGGACTTGTGTGATGATAACGAGCCATACAACTTAGGCGACCTTGCGGGGCTAAGCCAAGCAGACATATCCGAAGTGGTCTACCACAACCCAACAGGTACCGCTCAAATGCTGAGCGATTTGGTCAGTGCATCTGAGTTAGATTTGTATGACGTGTTTGATGACTTAATAGATAAGAAGGGGGCACTGTAATGACGAGAAAACTAAAGCTAACGCCTTGTCCATACGGACACAAATCACTGATAGCTTTCCATGAAGCTAACGGTTATATTCAAAAGCTATACATGGTCAAGAACAGATCATCAGCTTTATTAATCAACAAGAATACTGTCAACTATGATGCTTTATCTAAGCCAATCAGTGATAAGTATGACATAAGAATCATACGTGATTACTTCTCATGCTACAACAACGAGTATCTCAAAGACGTTAAGTGGGTAGTCGTTAAAGTCAAGCCACCTATATACGAAGGGTTGCATAGATTCAATCTGATTGAGACTGAATCTGGTACACGTAAAGCTATGCAATCTGTGGCTGATACTAAGAACAAAAATAGAAATGCTTTCGATAGCTTCTACTGTACTGCTATCATTGGTACAAGAATGAATCGCCAACACTGGATGCAAGAGTCCTTACCCGAAGAACCTAGACATAAAGTTATGCGTAAAATCTTGAAGCAACCTGCTATATGGAGATCATATCCTAACTTGTATCCTAGAGCTAAGGTATCAGTACCACACTTTAACGCGAGTGGTGATTCTCTATCCCCCGATAGAGTTTTACCTGAGCTACGACCACCTAGCCTTAAAGCTATACCAAATAACTTGTCATATGCTATGGTGAGTTTATCTTACGGCACTATAATACCCACCTTTAACAGTCCAAAAGTTAGAGGTTGGAGTGAGCATGGCTATCGCATGGTAGCATAGTGTATTTTCCTCACGTAGATATGCGACATAAGTCCGACATAAACACGAGGGTTGGTAAAACTGAAGGGTGCCACGCCCAAATATATACTATATAAATAAATAAATATATATTTTAAATCGTATATTAGAGGGATGTGGGGGTCAGATTTACAATTTTATAGACCCTCGGATTTATCTCGGATATTTGTCGCGTATACTCGGTGCGACACAATAACAACTTGACTTTAATTATGAAAGGAATATAATATGGACATGACTATAAGTAAATTACAGACGGAAATTATCAGACTGAACTCTGAATTGTCAGATAGTTTAGATAGATACAAAGAGCAAGACCAAATGACTGATGACGAACTCATAGCACAGGGGTGGTTCGAAGCAACCGAACACTTCAATAAAATACTTGAGCAATATACTCAAGAAGAAAGCGAGGAACAAAATGGGTAAAGTAAAAGCATGGCTAATGGAACTAGAAGAAAGACGACACGAAGATAATCTAGAAGATTATGAAATGAAAATGCTTGAGCAATTAGACGAAGACAGGCAAGCATTCGCAGAAGCAGAAGCACAATCATGGAGAGAGAACAACACTCAATTAGCGAGGGAGAAAAGAGATGACAACTAATTTATTATTGTTCTTGATGATGATTACTATGGCGTGTGTAGGATATGCGTCTGCATATAAGATAATGCAACGCGAAATTGTAGAGAAAGATATCCAACTGCACATGGCATACACGTTTATAGAAGAGAGGCTCAATGACAGAACGAGAAAGACTAGAGTACGAACAACTTAAAAAGAAATCAATCAACGGAGACATGAGTATTCAACAAGCACTGAAATACTTTCAACTCAAACATAAAGCAAAGGGAGACAAACAATGAATCTATTTTATCTAAACCCAGACAGCGAAGTGTCAGCACGAAACCTATGTGACAAGCATGTACCTAAAATGTTATTGGAAACTTGTCAGATGTTATCTACTGCTGTCCGCAATCAGATCCCACAGCTGGTCAAGGGCGACACAGTATATAAGACTGCATATCCCAATCACCCCATGACTAGATGGGTAGGCGATAGCTACTACAATTTTATGTGGGCGTATCAACACGCAAATCAAATCAATGTTGAATACATCTATCGCTTTGGTAAGATTCATAAGTCAGAAAGAATCCTTGAGGTAATCAACAGATTCAAACAAGACATACATGAATCCTATTGCAAAGATAACAACATAGATATGACAACCATACCACAGTGTATGCCCGACGAGTACAAGAACAAAGACAATCCCGTAGAAGCATACCGCAATTATTATTTCCATGAGAAAAAATACTTTGCCAAGTGGGAGAAGGGTCGTGCAAAACCTCAGTGGTTCAAAGAGAAAGAGAGATTACATGGTGAGTAGTAGTATACTGCAAGACAGGGTAGAAGAATTGAGACGCGAGATAGAGATACTAGATAAGCGAATCATACTTATGCAAGATGAGGTAGCTGAGATTGACAAGACATTAGCCAATCGTTCAGTCACTAGCATTAAAAATATTATACAAGAAAGGGAGAGAACCAATGACAGAAGAACAAAGCAAGATACCAAGAGACAACTATCTTTTTGCTAAACATGTATATGAATTTATGGATGAGCATATATCAAACAAAGAAATGAAATCATTTATGATAGAGAGACTAGCTGAATGTTATGACGCTTTTCCTAAAAAGAAAATAGATGACCACAAGGCATACTTTAATTGGTTGGAGACACACAATGAAGGATAATAACGTATGGGACATAGCTTATTGGAATCCAACCGACGAAGTGACGGATGAAGAACTGCAAAGATTCCTTGATAGTGGCGTAGGTACAGCAGAACACAACCCTAAATATTTTAATGTCCGACAATTTGTCGAAGCATTTAACAGGCAAGAGGTCAGTGACTTGGGTTGGTTGTATCACACACCCCGACACAATGACGGAGAGAAAGAATGAAGATAGATGTGCGAGCAAATGACTGCGTATATATTACTATCAATGGTCACATCTATTACATAGATGATTCAACAGGTGAACAGATAATGGAAAGGTGGAGCGAAGATGAAGAAGGAAAAGATGAGGTGGGTGTGGTTTCACATCCATAAAAACTCGAGAAAATTCGAGAATTTACTTGACAAAGAACATGATACATGGTATACAAAACTATGGCGAAGAGTAAGAAGCTACCTAAATATATAACTATCGGACCATTTTCGGTGGAATTAATATGTGCCCCCCATGATATCATGTATGAAGTAAGTGAGGCACAAGGTACATTCGTACAGAAACCGCCGTATAAAATCTATCTTGATAAGGAAATGATTGAACGCGGTGGTGCTGATGCTGTGAATGTAGTGATACATGAGTGTATGCACGTTGCGTACTATCAGTATCAACTTAAAGATAAAGAAGAAGAGACAGTAGTTAATTCCTTTGGAAACTTTATGACAGAATTACTCTGTCGTTCTGAACTCAAAGAATGGCTACGCGAAAACATGAAGGGAGAGAATGGTAAAACAAAAAAGATTAGTGTTCGTGTACGGAACTCTCAAAAAGGGAGAAAGACTCAACGGGCTAATGGCAAAACAAAAAAGAATCGGCAAAGCAATAACCGTAGATAGTAATTATACTATCAAAGATTTCTTGCACAGTTATCCAATAACATTTAGACACTACGATAACAAGGTGTGTAAATACAGAATCAAAGGCGAGCTGTATCATGTTAAAGATGATAATGTTTACGCAGCCGTGTGTGATATGGAACTCAATGCAGGATATACACTTGTAAATACGCTAGTGGAACTAGAGGATGGCACGGAGCATGTGGCAGAAATGTTTTTAGTAGAAGAAACACCAGCGAAAATTACAGGTAAAGAAGTTCTCTCTGATTTCAGAGTGACAACAATAAAGAACATAAAAGAATGGAGTGGCAGAGATTGAATCTAATTATCTTGGAAGATATATGTAATAGAATAACAGGTGCAATGATGTGGGTATCTACATACGGAGTATTTATTCTGTTAGCTATAGGTGTTGTATTAAATATAATAGGATAGGAGTAAGCATGGCAAAACGTAAATACACAACAGGGGATGACTATTTATTAGATGAAACCCTAGAACTAGAAGAGGATTTTGATGTGGAAGAATTTGAAAATGATCCCATGTTTGATCCAAATGACCACGAATATTTACAGGAGTTGAACAATGAAGAAGGCAAAGACGGGCAACCTTTACCGTTGGACAGATATTTCAATCGCTTTAGAAAAAATCGTTAAGGCAATTGATGATCCAACAAGTGATGAATCACCTAGGTTTATCATTAAGAATGACAAGCCTTTCACTTTACGTATGCGTATCTATCAGTACATTAAAGCATACAAGAAGTTGGCTGAAGAAACAGGGGAAGGAGACCCTACAAAATATGATGTACTTAAAATTAATCAAGTTGATGATGGTGTAGAAATCATGCACATCTTAGATGATGTCAAGGAACTAGAGATTGTTGACACAAATACAGGAGAAAAAATATGACAGATGATAAACAATATCGTGCTTCGTTTGAAGCATGTGTAGAAAGTTTGAGAGACCCACTGTTGGATGTATCAAAAGATTATGATACTGATGTTATTATATCAGCGCTATATGAGATAGGAATGAGATTGTCTTTACTAAAGTATGGAACAATGGGTAGCTTTGGTTTACTAGCGGATGTACTACATACATTCACAACAGCGGGACCAATGATTGACGAGATGGAAAAGAATAACAACAAGACAGGGGACGCAATGAGTTCTGTATTCTCTTCCACAAAGACAGACACCTCAACAAAACATTAAGGAGATAAGATGAGTGATAAGCCAGAGATAGAAATACCTACAGAATTATTGGAGAAAGATTCAGTTGAGTTGTCCAATGATGACGTAGCTATTCAAAAAATAGTAGACTATTTAAAAGCTACACGTATCAACGTACGTGAGGCGGAGTCAAGCGGTAAACGTATATCCAAAAAGAGCGCAACAACAAAAGCACCTAAGAAATTTGAAAAGAATATACTTGATATGTTAGTGTCAGAGACATGAAAACTGTAGTATTTTTAATAGGGTATTTATGTTTGGGTCCTGTTGATGATAAGAAATGTATCAACATGGCATCTGAATTTCTTTATCCCGATGTTAATAATTGTGAGATAGCACGCGCAAATATATCAAAAGAACTTAATGACATAGAGGGTTTGATGTTGAAGTGTGTACCGTCAGATTTGATTGAGAACTATGTGGAGTATAGACCTAATGTTATACTACCATCTATAAAATAAGGAGACAACAATGAGTGAGAACGAATTACCAAGAATTAGAAAGTTTGTATGGGATGAAAACAATCAGCCCATCCAAAAGATATGGGACACTTCAAGCCTAAGTTCTTTCTTAGCTTGCCCTAGATATTACAAGCTGTCTGTGTTAGACGGTTGGAAATCTACAAGCTACTCAAGTGCTACAGGATTTGGTTCCGCAGTACACCATGGCTTAGAAGAACTAGACAAAGCGAGGCACGAAGGGTTAACTAAAAGTGAATCTACAAAACGTGCGGTAGCTATGGTCTTGCGTGATTACGGTGAGGATTTAAAACTTGCTGATGAAAATGCAAGAGGTTTAGAGGCGGCGCTCCGAGCGGTTGTTTGGAAAGCAGAAGAGTTCTGGGATGATAAGCTAAAGCTAGCTACCATGCCAGACGGATCGCCAGCACTAGAGCAAAGGTTTGAAGTACCCATTGGTGACCAAGGTCATAGGTTCAGCGGTCGAATAGATAAGATTGTTTCTATTGATGACAGGCTGTACCTGGTTGACACCAAGACAACTAAGACTGCTTTGTCAGACTGGTATTTCAATGGCTATATGCCCAACAACCAAGTGTTCGCATACATCTGGGCGTGTCGTGAAGTATTGAAGTTACCTGTGGATGGCTTCATCATTGATGCAGTGCAGACAGGCGCGAACTTCACAAGGTTTGCAAGACAAGTATACACTGTACCTAAAGAATTAATTGATGAGTGGTACAATGATACGTTGCATCATCTTAGTATATCAGATGTATATGCTAGCTCGCAATACTATCCCGCGAACTTTACATCATGTGGAAACTACGGCGGTTGCAGATATAGAGAAGCATGTGCTCATGCGAAATCACAAAGGGGAATGTTCTTTGGTAATGACTTTCACCAAGAGTATCACCCAGATTTAGAAGAAACAAAACCACAAGAACTTGAAGTTATCAAGGGTGGTAAATAATTTTCTTGACAAATCTTTTTAATAGTATATAATTCAAAACATTATAGGAGACCAGTATATGGCAAACATAAGTAAACATAAATCAACAAGTGTTACCAAGCTATTACTCTGCGGAGATAGTGGTAGTGGTAAGACATCTGCTCTAGCGAGTTTAGCTAACGCAGGTAAAAAATTACGTATACTAGACTATGATGACGGACTTGATATCTTGCCCGAGTTTTTAAAACCCGAGGCAGTACAGAACGTTTCATATGTTACGTTAAGAGATTCACTAGGACAGGCGGACTCGTTTAGACGAGGGGCACGTTTGTTATCCCATTGGAAAGATGGCGATGAAGACTTAGGTCCTGTGAAAGAGTGGGGAGACGATACAGTTTTAGTAATTGATTCCCTCACACTGTTAGGCGAAGCTGCTTTGAGAGCGGCTCTTGTCTTTAACAATAAGAAACCAACAGAGCAAGCCAGCCAACCCGAGTGGGGAGCGGCGGCGCGTGATGTCCAGAACATTATACAATATATCACAGGCAATGAAGTGAAATGTAATGTAGTGGTAACCACGCACATGCAGTATATGGAAGGCGATTTGGGTGTGTCAAAAGCATATCCAACATCTGTCGGTTCGAAGCTATCTACTAAGATAGGTAGGTACTTTAACTGTGTATGCAGAATAGATACTCGTTCATCTAGTAAAGGAACAGAGCGCACGTTACGTACAATGTCAGACCATAGAATGGATCTGAAAGTTACCGCGCCGTCTTTAATAGAGCCGAACATTGAACTTAACTTGCAAAAGTTATTTGATTCTATTCAAAGTAATGCGCAGTCTAAACTCAAAGAGAGCAATACGAAAGGAGATAAATAATGTCGAATGTTGCTGACTTTTTAAACATGACACCCAATGACACGCCAGAATCTGTCGTGCTACCAGAGGGTAGTTATGAGTTCTCTATAACTTCTTATAGAGCGGATGAAGTGGGTCAAAATAATACCCCCCTCATCAAAGTAAACGTTAAGGCGATTGGAGTGATCGACTCAGATTTAACTGATGAGAAACTCAAGGACGCACAGCCAACTCGTATGGAGTTCTGGGCTACACCTAACGCCTTGAAAGTAAACAATCCTGCAACAGGATTGAAGTCGTTTCTAACCAACGGGTTAGACATGGGTCATGTGGAAGACCTGCCTTACAGTGAATTGCTAGAGATGGCAATTGGCAAAACCTTCAAGGGCTTAATCAAGCACGAGATGGTGGGGCAGAATAAAGATATTCTACAACCAACAGTAAAGAGAATACTCTAACATGACTAAGCAGACAGTACCTTCACAACAACCTAACGGTGATTGCAAGATAGCTTTCGTATTTGATTTTCCAACTACGGATGAGCAACGTCTTGGTGAAATCATGATTGGTAGTACGGGAAAAATGTTTCACAAAATGTGTGAGATATTAGAACTAAATGTGGAGAACTGTTTGCTTACGCATGCTCTCGCTCAGAAGCCTGCACAAGAGAACCCCGCCCATTTCTTTATGAACAAGAAGAACTATTCTAAGTTTAGTAAAGAGAATAAGTGGCGCTCCAAGTATCCTGTGCATGGCTTCGGCTTTTTAAAAGAAGAATACGAGAGTGAATTAGAGCGGTTGCAAAACGAGCTTAACGCGTGCAAACCTAATGTCATTATTGCCATGGGTAGCGTTGCGTTATGGGCGCTGACAGGACTAGACAAGATAGGTACTTACAGGGGAACCATTCTTAAATCGGACCTCACAGGTGGGACCAAAGTTATGCCTACGTTTAGTCCTAGTGCCGTTATTAGAAACTTCGACTTCCGTCCTATTGTCTTAGCAGATATTAGGAAGGCTGTCGAGGAATCCAACACACCACAAATCAAAATAAAAGAAAGAGAGTTATGGATTGAACCAGACATCAAAGACCTCGAGGACTTCGAACAAAAATTTATTAGAGAGAATAACACAGATCAGCCACTCAGTTTCGACATTGAAACAGGGGGCGGTTTTATTACTTGTATTGGTTTCGCTCCAAGCGATACTGTCGCTCTCGTTATACCATTCAAAGACAAGCGCAACGTACTCCAAAACTATTGGACCGACCCTGCCCATGAGCAACGAGCTTGGGCTTGGATAAAGCGTGTTCTTGAGAACGAGAAGATTACTAAGGTCGCTCAAAATCAAACGTATGATGTGTCGTGGTTAGAATATAAATACAACATCACAGTCAATGGAACTATCCACGATACAATGCATGCACAGCATGCACTACAGCCCGAACAACAGAAAGGCTTAGGCTTTTTAGGTTCGATATACACAAACGAGGGTGCTTGGAAAACTATGGCTAAGTTTTCAAAGAGTACTAAGAGAGATGAATAGATGTAATAATGACCAA